AATAATGTTAAGAAAAATTTAAGAAAATGGCTTGAATATATATATATATATATATATGCCATTTCAACAAATCAAGAGAGGAGGAAGTGTTATAACTTCTTCCTAGCCTCAAATAATGAGGTGGCACTATGAAAATAAATCCAGCTTTGTTATATGAGAGTGGAGATAATTATATAAAATATGGTGATGGTACTGCAATAGTATGGGGAACAACAACTATTTCTTTTAAAAACAATGCAGCAACATATAATACAATAAATCTGCCAATTACTTTTAAAAATACAAATTATGTAGTTCAAGAAACAATAAAGCAGTTATTTAATTATCACTCATCAATTACACCACATCCTGGAACAAGAACAACTACTACTTGCCAAATAGGAGGATGGAATGATTGGTCTAGCACAGTAACTGGATATATTGATTATATAATTATAGGAAAATGGAAATAGTGTCGAAGAAGTAACATGATAGTGTTATGAAATTATTACAATATATATATATATATATATATATATACCATTTCAACGTTTGGGAAGGAGGAACTACTATTTAGTTTCTTCTATCCTAACTCACAGGGAGGAGGCTATAAATATTTAGTAGCCTCTCGTGAGGTGATGTTATGAGAATCAATAGTTCTTTAATTGCAAGTGAAACATATTCTACATCAGAAAAAGTTGTTGGAATATGGACTGATAACAAAAATATATATAGAAAGGTAACTACAGGAAATAATCTTTCCTTACCTTCTAATCAATGGGTAGAAACTGGAATATCTATACCTAATAAATCATTCATAATTGAAGCTTCCATAATAAACAATGAAAATGGTCAAGCAATGCCTTTGAGTGCATTTGTTTCTAATGGCAAATTAAGCATTATGAATTTAAGAACAGTAACAGTAAACTATAATTCTGGTTATACAATTATAGCCGAATATAAAAAAGCAACAGATTAACATAACATCATACTAAATATAATCTATATGAAGATAAACCCAGCTTTAATTGAAAATAAAGTAACAGATGTTTTTAAAATAAAAAAATATAGTAAATCTATAACTGTATCAGCTAATGGTATGACTACAGTAAACATGGGAACATTATCAGTGCCAAGTGGTTATACTTTCGTAGGAATCCTATCTTATGAAAACGGTTATGGTGATCAATGGGTTGTAAGTTATTGCAGATATAGTGGAAATGTTCAAGCAACAGTACACAGTAAATATAATGCATCTTTAACAAATTCGTTAACATGCTATGTCTTATATATAAAAACAGATGTTTATAATACGATTCTTACAACATAGATTATAGAAGAAACATAGTAGAAAAATACTATGAAAATAAATCCAAATTTATTAGTTGGTTCAATAGGAAAAATACTATGGACTAATACAAATCCTACTGCTGCATGGGCAGGATCAAAGCAAATTACTTTAAACTCAAGTGATTATGATATGTATGAAGTAGTGTATTTCTTTGGTGCCACTAATTCAACAACAAGTGTAAAAACAACAGGAAAAATACCAAAAGGTAAAACTACTCAATTAGAATTTTTATATAACACCAGTGGAGCTAATGCTATTATAAGAAGAAGAGAGTTTGCATATAACAGTGATACAAAATACACAGTAGGAGCAAATACAGGAGCAGATGGAGATTACACCTGTAGACCATTATATGTCATAGGATATAAAATGGGATTATTTTAAATAATAAGAAAGGAATAAAAATGATAAGTTTTAATGAAATTCAAACTTTCGTTATGGTTCTAATGGCTTTGTGTGGAACAGTTATAACTTTAGGCAGTGCAGCTAATCTAATTATAAATTGGAAAAAACAAAGTAAGACTGAAAGACATGAACTAATAATAAAAGATCATGAAGAAAGATTAAAAGAATTAGAAAAAGATAAAAAGGAAAAAGACGGATTTACTAAAGTAATGTGTAATTCAATGTTGGCTTTACTAAACCATAATATAAATGGTGATTCGAGAGATAAATTAGAAAAGGCAAAAGAAGAATTACAAAATTTCTTAGTAAGTAAATAGGAGGTTAAAATGAAGAAAGCATGGAATGATATTAAATCATTCGTAACAGTCGTTATGACAATAGCATTCATAGCATTTACAGCTATGAAATATATAACTGGAGAGCAATTCTATTCGTTATTTCAAATAGTAATTGCTTTTTATTTTGGTACTCAATTTGAAAAGAAAAAAGAAGTACCAAAAGAAGAAATAATAGATTCTAGTGAAAAGAAAGGAAATGAATAATATGCAAAAATTTGGAGTAGATTTATCTCATCATAATGAGGGATTAAATTTTGATGTATTAAAAAATGAAGGAGTAGAATTTGCTATATTAAGAGCAGGTTATACAGGATATGGAGATGGAGTAAGTAAAGCTAAAGATAATCAATTTGAAAATTTCTACAATCAATGTAAAGCACGTGGAATAGGAGTAGGTGCTTATTGGTTTACTTGTGCTAACACTTATGCAAAAGGTGTATCAGAAGCAAATTGGATGTATGAAAACTGTTTAAAAGGAAAACAATTTGATTATCCAATATTTATTGATGTTGAAGATGATACTGGGGGAAGATATTATTTAAGAAATGCTGGAAAAGAAGCAATTACTGATGGTATATGTGGTTTTTGTGAAAGACTTGAGCAATTAGGTTATTATGTAGGAATATATGCTAATCAAGATTGGTTTAATAATTGGATTAATCAAGAAAGAGTTAAACGTTATGATAAATGGTTAGCATATTGGACTAAAAATAAACCTAATAATTATCTTGCTGATAGAATGTGGCAATTTGGAGGAGAAACTAACTATGTAAGAAGCCCATATATTGCAGGACAATGTGTTGATCAAGACTATTGTTATTATGATTACCCAAGTGTTATTAAAAATGGTGGATTTAATGGATATCCTAAAAATCCAACACCTACACCAACACCTGAGCCAACTCCTGAACCTAAACCTGAACCAACTCCAACACCAGCACCTACAACATTAGCTATAGGAGTTCAAGTAGATATAATAGGTAATGGAAATGGATCAAGTTATGGAGATAGTAATATTGCTGTATCTGGTTATAGTGGAACTATCACAGATATATATGAAGGAAGACCATTCCCATATGAAGTATCTGATAATGAAGGTGTTTTAGGATATTATCCAGCTGAATCATTAAAAATAAAATAAAGTCAGAAAAGAGGCTAATTTTTTAGCTTCTTTTTTTTTGCACAAAAATTTTTAAAAATTGTGCAATTTTGTATTTTTAGACGCATTTTTGCAAGAAAATTGCATTTTAGAGGCAAAAAAGACGATATTTGCCGATTAAATTGCCTTGAATTTTAAAAATTGGGCATTTGCATATATTATTATATTAATGTAATATACTCCTCGAAAGGGGGATATATATGTATCAAATTAGAATATTAAATGATAAAGAAGTTGAAGAATTCAACAAAAGATTCAATACTGATTATCAAGTAATTCATATAAAGCAATGTAATAAAAAATATTATGCTTATGTAGATTGTAATAAAAAATATGAATTAAAACAAAAAGAAGCACAAAACTATTTTATTTAGTGCTTTTCATTTTTTTATATTTAATTGTATAGTCTTGTCCAAATGTTTTTATAAACCACTCGAGAGAGTGATCTTTAATAAGTTCTTGTTGAAATAAAACTTTATATCTTAAATTAAATAGATTATCTTTATGAAATAGATCATGATGTTGTTTACACATAGGACATACAGCTCCATACATAATAGATCTATTTCGATAACTACCTTCAAACACTTCATTTTTTTCAACCTTACTATAAGGTGTTAAACAGTCCTCTACACAGCATTTAGATAAATCATGATAAATTATACTAAACCTTTCTTTTTCACTCTTAGTAAGTTTGTATGTACGTTTTTTAATAGGTTTATACTCTTTGTATTCCTTTTTATCACATTCCTGATAACAGGAAAATGGTATTTCTTTCTTTTTTAGAGTACAATAATAATACACTTTTCCTTTTCTTTTTCTCATTTTAAAATACTTACACTTGTTATACATATTATAAATGTAAAAATTACTCCGAAATTACTCCGAAATAGGTGTAATGAGTGGAAAAATTGGAGTAAAAATAGAATATAATGTAATAAAACTGCTATAAAATAAGGATATTATTGTTATAACATATCCCCTCGCGGACACCATTATATAAGTTAAAACCGTTGTATATCAATGGTTTTTCTTTTTTTTACTCCTAAAATTACTCCGACTTCATTTCTAAAAGAGTAAATTGTTAGTAATATTTACTACCTCCTTCTTAGATTTTTCAGCTATATGAGCATATTTATCAACTGTAGTTCTAATACTAGCATGACCTAATATTTTACTTATTGCAGCCATTGGAATACCTTCAGATAACATAATAGTAGAGAAAGTATGTCTTAGATCATATGGTCTAATTTTAGGTACTTCAGCTTGATCACAATAATAATAAAATTTATTTCGTAAATAGCTATCACTAAATGGTCTATTTGTACTATAGTTTAAGAATATTAGTGAATTATCTTTTACATCATATCCTAAATCTATTAAGTATTGTTTATAATTGTTTATTGCTTGAACTACTTTTGAAGATACAGTAATAGTTCTTTGAGATGTTTTGGTTTTAGTATTAGATATAAAATTTTTACTTTTTGTGTCGTAGTTAATAGAATGCTCAATAATAATTGTATTATGATATTCATTTATTGAATTAAATGAAAGAACTCTTGTTTCTCCAGTTCTATCTCCTAATACTAATGAAATAAGAACAAATAATCTTATTCTATTAGATTCCTCAGTATCGACCATGTTGATATACTCAAAAAATTTTTTAATATCATTTGGTTCCCAAAACTTCATTTCTTTTTTTGAAATCTTATATGACTTAATTCTAGCTGCAGGATTAGATATTATTATTTCTTGATCAACACACCAATTTAGACATGTCTTTATATGTTTTAAAATATGATTTTTCATATTATCTGTTGTATCTAGTTGATCAATAAACATTGCAAAATCTTCTCTAGTATATTTACTTAATGATTTCTTAAAGAAACCTTTTATATATGAATTATATATTATTTCTTTTTTGTGGTATGTATTATATGATTGCTTATCTACATATTTACACCAATCAATATATTTAATCCATAAATTATCTAAATTGTCCTTATATATTATTTCAGCCTTTTTTTGAAGTCCAGTTTTTGGATTGTCTCGTATCTTAATAGCTTCTTCTATTTTCCATATTTTTTCTCCATTTATTCTAGAAATAGAACTCTTTACAGGCTTATTAACTATGATTACATAATTCTTATTTTTAATATGTTGTTTTATGTTTTGATATCTTGTATTTTTATATATATTTTTATTCATAAATTACCTCCAATTATATTGTTTAATTCGTATTAATTTGATATAATTAGAGTGTATATAAAAAGATTTGTCTTGTCGGGCATTCTAAATTATATACACCCTAATTATAGGGCTTGACTCTGTGTCGTCAGCACGGAGTCTTTTTTTATTGTTTAATAACCTCACCAGTATCTAGATCTACTAATGCTGTATTTCTTAATTCAGGAAAATATGTAGACATACCATGACTACATCCATTATGAAATAAACCACTTCTAATAGCATCAGATAGATAATTATAATTGTAATTACCTTTTGATTTCATAAATACATCATCAACTAGTATTTGTCCTTCCCATTGTTTGCAAACATTACAAGATTCATTATGTTTCGTAATTTTAACTAAATTTCTTTTATTTTGAATTCTAATTTTAGAATCTCTTTCAAAAGCAATTAAAGCATTTTGATTTATCATGTTTTTACATTCAGGATGATATCTATAATTTTTATTTGCAATTATTAAATAGATAATATTACCAATACCAGCTGTACATATAAATAATATTATATGTATTATTAATTCTTTGTTTTTCATTTTACCTCATTACCTTTTTTAACGTTCAAATTTGATGATTTAAAATATTTCATGTTAATTTCTTCGAATATCTCATCAGGATTTAAGTGTAAAGCATTACATATATCAATGAAAGTAGATACTTTTACTTTAGATCTTCCTGTTTCATAATAAAATAACGTCTGTCGTTTAACTTTATAATGAATCTTTTTTGCAAGATCTTCTAAAGAAATATTCTGTTTTTCACGTTCTTTTTTTAACACTGATCCAACAATGCTATTAAATGTTGCATCAATGTAATCTTCTCCGTTTGTCATATTTCACCTCTTCTTCTTTTATCTATATACATTATAACACACTTGACAAAAAAATAAACAAAAATGTTAAAAAAATAGTTGACAATTAATTAGGGGATAGTATAATTAAGTTATGAATGTTAACCAAATAGTTAACATAGAAAGGAGAGAATATGGAATATCCAAAAATCAGAGGTAAAAGAAGTGAACTGCATTTGTCTCAAGAACGTACCGCAAATGAATTAGGTATAACATTAAAGACATACAATTTAAAAGAGAATGGAAAAGCTGATTTTACATTAGAAGAAGCCATAAGATTATTGGAATTATTTAACTGTAAGTTTGAAGATATTTTTTGCAACGAATGTCAAAAAAACAGTTAACATATAGAAATGAATATGCCCGACAAGACAAAAGATTATTACAATGCAAGTGATATATGTGCAATAACAGGCTCTAGTAAATCATGGTGTTATGACTTAATAAGAAAATTACGAGAACGTTTTTTAAATGAATATAAAGATGCAATATTACCACAAGCAAAAATACCAATATGGTACTTTGAAAAAATAATGAAAAATAAAAAAGATCCACAAGCCTAATTTGTGTGAATACTTGTGAATCAAAATAAAAAATTATAAAAACTTTTTACTTTTTAATTTTAACAAATTTTAAGTAAAAAATCAAATTAATAAAAAGGAGCAATTATGAAAAAGGAAAAATTACATTTACGTAATGAAGTAAAAATAATGATTATTTCATTTCTAACAGGGGTTGCTTTAGGAATAACAATATATCAATTCTTCACAGTGAAGACAGTTGATAAAAGTGGAGCTACTTGTAAAGGTGGAATAATTAAAATATGCTCAGGCACTTATAGTCAATATAAAAAATCTATGAGCAAATAAATGGGGAATCGGTTGAAATAATATTAAAAAAATGATAAGAGGTGAATCTTTTGAATCAGTTTACTATATATAAAAATTATTACTATTTAATAAAGACATTAAAAAGAGAAGAACAAGAGACCTTATCATTAGCTATTTTTGAGTATATGTTTGAAAATATAGAACCTCAATTTGAAGAAAATACGAATCTATTCTATGTATGGGAAAATATTAAAATGCCTTTAAATACAAGCAAAAAACAAGGAGAAAACGGAAAAAATCCAAAAAAAATCCAAAAAAAATCCAAAAAAAATCCAAAACGAAACCAAAAAGAAACAAATAATATTTTCTTATTTCTTATTTCTAATAATAATTATATAAAAGATAGGGGATTGTTAAGGGGGAAGATTGAAGAATGGTTAGATTATAAAAATCAAAGGCATGATCCTTATACAGAACGAGGTTTTAAATCATTACTAACTCAAATACAAAATAATTGTGAAAAATATGGAGACGATAACGTAATTAAACTTATCGATGAATGTATGGCTAGCAATTATAAAGGAATTATTTTTGAAAAATTAAATAATAAAACAAAAAAAGAATCAAAGCTTCCTGGATGGTTTGATAAAAATTTAGAAACAAAAACCATGACAAGAGAGGAAGAAATTGAAATGCAAAAAATATTAAATGATTTGTAGGAGGAAAAATGAAAATATTATTTCAAAAAGATTATGATGATTTGATAAGGCAAATAACAAGTGCTGAAAATTCAGCAGATCTAGCTAATTTAAAAATTTCTAAAATTAAAAAGGAAAAAGACGAGGAGATATATAAACTAAATGCAGATTTAAAAATGAAAAGTAAAACACTACTTTTAACTGAATCTGAATTAGTAAAAGTAAGAGAACAACGAGATAAAGCAGAATTAGAAGTAAAAGAATTAAAAAATAAAAATAGAAAATGCAATAGTCAAAAAGGTGGTTTTACGAAGCAAATAAATAAATTATCAAATGAATTGCAAGAAGTAAAAAATCAACTATCTGAGAAAGACAAGATTATTGAAAATTTTAAAGACGAGTTAAAAAAATATATTCCTAAGAAGTCAGTAATTGACTATGAAAGAGGAATTAAAAGATAGGAGAAACTATGGAAAAAAAACCAACATACAATTTTGGAGAAAAAAAAGAGGAATATTATGCAAAATTAAAAAAGAACTTGCCTGTTGTGTATACAAGCAAATATGTAACTGCAAAAACTAAGGCTATTGAGATACTTGATAGCAAAAAATATGATCTAGAAGAATCTGACTTTTGGATTCTAATGAATGCAACAAAAAATGAAAAAATGGCATACACAGGATTAATAATATCTCACAATGGATGTATTAAGATCAATAACAAATTAGACGAAGATAAAAAATATAAACCAGGCTGTATAACACTTGATAAAGATGGTTATGGTGAATCATTGGTATATACATATAACTGTCCTGAGCAAGGAATATATGAAGTTGGTGAAGTAAATAAAGCAAATTGTACAAATGATTATCCGTATGCTATGGCATTAAAAAGATTAATTGATCGAGTTGTATTAAAACTATCAGGAATAGCACAATATGGAATCTATTCAGATAGTGAATCAGAAGAATTTAATAATAAAAATGAAGCAACAATCGAAGAAACAAAAAAAACTATAACAAGAAAAACAACTACAGCAGCTAAGAAAGATGTTGTTATGATTCAACCAAATCAAATTGAATTAATAAAACAATTATATGAGGCAAAAGAATTATTACCTTATATGAAAAAAATAAATAAGAAAAAAATAGAAGAACTAACTTTAGTAGAAGCTAGTGAATTAATAAAAAATAAATCAAAGGAGAGTAAATAATATGGAAAAAGAATATGAATTAGTAAAAATAGAAAATAACGAAATCGTTTTAGATAATAAGTTTGTAGAAAAATATAGAAACTTCAAAAAAATGCAATTAGAAATGGAGTTAGCTGAAAAAGAATTAAAAACAAAATTAAAAGAAGCAATGGAATCTTTAGGAAAAGATAAATTAATTCTAGATGGATTTTCAGCAAAAATAAAAGCAGGATATACAACACAAAGATTTGATTCAACAAGATTTAAAAAAGAATGTCCTGAAATATATGATCAATATTTAAAAGAGTCTGCAGTTTCTAGTTCAATAACTTTAGAAGTTGAATAATGATAGATTTTATAGAAAAACCACATATCTATTTGGTTGATGGAATTATTACACCTAGTGTCAGTGAAATATTACATTTTATATTTCCTGACAAGTACAAAGGTGTAGATAAAGCAATATTAAATCGTAAAGCTGAATATGGAACTACAATACATCAATCTATAGAAACATATGAAATGTGGTTAAAAGAAACAAACCCTGATGATGCATTTAAAACCACAGTTTGTGATGAGAATTTAAACTACATTCAGGAAGCTAGTTTAAGACAGTATTTAAAACTAAAACTAGAAAATAATATAGAAGTATTAGAACAAGAACTAATGATTCAATATGAAAGAAAATATGCTGGTAGATTCGATATGATAGCTAACATAAATGGAGAATTAAGTTTATGTGATATTAAAACAACTGCTGAATTAGATGAAGAATATTTAAGTTGGCAATTATCATATTACGAATTAGCAATAGGGAAAAAATTTAAAAAATTATATGTAATATGGCTACCAAAAAAAGAATTAGGTGTGCTTAAAGAAATTAAAAGAAAGACAAAAAAAGAACTCTTACAAAAATTAAAAGAGTTTTGGGAGGTATACGAAAATGAAACTGAAAATAGATAAAGAAAAAGAAAGGGTTGTAGGAAATTCAAATGATCCACAAAAAGTAAAAGATAAAACAATTAAAAGTTTAAAAAGTTCTAGAGATTTTATCTTTTCAAATAGTGATGCTGAAGTAAGTATTGTTGGTGGAATATTTGAAACAAGTTTAAGTTTTATGGCTCTTATAGAAAAATTAACAAAAATTTTCACAAGAGAAGAACTTGTTTACTTGATAGATTTTGTAGAAAAGAACAAAAATGCTAAAGACATAGATGATGTGAAAGAAGAAGACTATAAAGCATTTGAAGATTTTGTAAAACAAATTGAGAACAGATTAATGAGGAGTGATGACTTATCAACAAAGTAGTATTAATAGGAAGATTAACAAGAGATCCTGAATTAAGATATACAGAAAGTAATATTCCAGTAGCAACGTTTTCGTTAGCTGTTAATAGAAACTATACAAATCAAGAAGGAGAAAGAGAAGCAGATTTTATCAATATAGTTGTTTGGAGAAAACAAGCTGAGAATGTTAAAAACTATCTAAGAAAAGGAGATAGAGCAGGAGTAGAAGGAAGAATTCAAACAAGAAATTATGATGATCAAGATGGAAATAAAAAATACATTACAGAAGTTGTTGCTGAAAGTATTGAATTTTTAGAAACAAAAAAAGAATCTGCAACATCAACAGAAAAAACAACAGCACCTGTTGAAGAAACAAATCCATATGAAGAATTTGGAAATAGTATAGAAACTGAATCTGATTTTGGAGAACAAATTGAAATCAGTGATGAAGAATTACCATTTTAGGAGGACTTATGAAAATAAACATGTTATTTAATATTATTACGATGTTATGCAATATAATCTCAGTAATAATATCACTTATAGGAATTAAAATAAAAAACAATAGAATCACATTTGGCATAGCAATGGCAATATGGGGAATTGGAGCAGGAGTATTAATAGCTAATTTAATACTTAAATGTTTCTAATGAAAGTTGTTGGTTATCCAAACGAATTGGCACAAGCACTATTTAATTTAGATAAAGATAAAAAGTACCAATTAACAGAATATAAAGAAATTAGAGGATTACAAGCAAATAAATATTTTCATTTATTAATTAATGAATTAGCAAGATATAACAGAGGTAATGGATTTGCTATAAGTGATGATCAAATGAAAATAGATATTAATTTACAATATGGTACGTTAGCTAGATTTGAAGATGGTCGAGTACAAGGAGCTAAAGTTCCAAAAGGTACAGATATGTCAGAATTTTATCCATATGCTAAAAAATATAAAGAGGAAGATGGATACGATTGTTATATGTTTTATAAAAGAACATCAGAGTTAAATACACAAGAGTTTTGTCAATTAATACAAGGTTTGGAAAAAGAATGTCAAGAAGTAGGAATAAAGACATTAACAGATATAGAATTTGAAAAAATGATGGAGGAATATGAACATGGATAAAAATTTATATGATGCTAATGTGAAGTTAGTTGATGAAAATAAATATCTTAAAAAGGATTTAGAAATATACAAAAATAGATTAGCTGAAATAGCTAGATTATTAGAAGAATACATCAAAGAAAAAAAAGGTGATCCTAATGATGAATTCTTTATGCCTGTTGATAATGTAGATATAGCCTACAAAATATCAAGAGGGAGGAATTTAGATGAATAATGATCTAAATTCTCTTAATAATTATTTATTTGAAGAATTAGAAAGATTAAATGATGATGAGACATTAGATCAAGATGATAATTTGAATAAAGAATTAAAAAGAGCTAAAGCTATAGCAGGTATTAGTACTTCTATTGTAAATAATGCAAAAGTTGTATTAGAAGCAAGAAAATTTGCTAATGAGTTAGGAATAGAAGATACAAAACAAGTGTTCATGCTAGAGGATAAAAAATGAGAAAGTGGACTAAAGCACAAGTTGAATATTTAAAAAAAATATCTTATGGAAAATATGATCAAGAAATAGCAGATTTAATAAATAAGAAATTTGGAACTACATATACAAAGTCTGCTATTAATTCTCAAAAAAGAAAATACCATATAAAATCTACTGTAGATTGGAAAACAAAATATACAAAAGAAGTAATAGATTTTATGATTGAAAATTATCAAGGAAAAGACAATATTGAATTAGCAAATTTATTAAATGAAAAGTTCAATATAGATACAAATGGAGATAAAGTTTGTATGTTGAAAGCCAACCTTATCAGAAGATATGGAATTAATCTTAGAACGGGTATTAATAGAGGATGTTATAAAAAAGGAAACGTTCCAATCAATAAAGGAACTAAAGGAATGTTTAATGTAGGTGGAAATAGAACATCTTTTAAAAAAGGTCATAGATCAGCTAATGCTGTAGATATAGGAACTGAAAAAATCAAATATTCAAAAGGTGATGAAATAGGATATTGGTGTGTAAAAGTATGTGATGGAAAAGGTCCGAAGAATTGGGTACCAAAACATAGATTAATTTATGAAAAAGAACATGGACCAATACCAAAAGGACATAAGGTAATATTTGCTGATGGTAATAGAGAAAATTTTGATATTGATAATTTAATATTAGTTTCAAATTCTGAAGAGCTAATTCTAAATAGAAGAAAGTTATTAGCTGATGATAAAGAAATAACTAAGACAGGAGTATTGATTGCTAAGGTAATTGATAAATCATTTAAGATAAAAAATGAAAGATTATGAACAATTATATTATGATGCTCTACATGAAATAAAGCAATTAAAGAAACGTATAGAAGAATTAGAATCTGATTTAGAATTAGTCAATAGTCATGATTTGAAAAAGTTGAATTTAAGAAAAGAAATAATAAAAGAAATAAATATATATAAAACTACCGATAAGAGGTGTAAAAATGCTAGAAGACACAATCGAAATACTTACTAAACAAATGATAGAAGAACATATGAAAAAAGAAGAAAAGGTAATACATATCAAAAAGGTTGATTTATATAGATTTTGTATAAAATTAGTGAAGTTGGTGAAGGAAGTGTATGAAAGTTGAGTGATGATATAAAATTACTTTCTTTATTTACAATAGTTGGATTTTCAATGATTTTAATAGGAATCACAATAAATATTGTAGAAATGAAAATAGATCATAATTGCTATCAACTAGAACCTAATGACAATTATAATAAAACGATTTGTGAGAAGTATTGGAAAGAAAAATAGAAAAGTGGTGGATTCTATGGATGGTGAATTTTTATCAATAGAAACGGCAAAGAAACTAAAAGAACTAGAAGAAAAAGATAAAGAAATAGAAAGACTAAATAATACCATTAATGAATTATATAATGGTTTAGAAGAAATTATAGATCAAGGCTATGATTATAACGAAAAAGATTGCATAGCAATTAAATTACAAAATAGAATTAAAGAACTAAAGGGAGAAGATAAAGAGTGAGTAATTTTAGTCAAATGTTAGGTAATAGAGCAGAAGCACAAAAAATATATGAACAAAGAAAGACAATAAAAAGAAAAGATGAAGAAATAGAAAGACTAAATAATATCATAAATGAATTAGAAAAAGATATTGATTTGGAATTATATAAAACAAGAGCAAATGATGAATACAACAAAGGTTTATTTAATGCTTTTAGATATGTAAAAGATAAATTAGAAGAACTAAAATGAGGTGATCATTGTGGGAGAACGAGCAAAAATAATATTAAATGAGTGGTCGGCAAAAGCAATGTTAGATAGAGAAAATCTAGATCTAGATAAATTCTATATGGCTGATTTAAAACTTATGATAGAAGTAGCTAAAAAAGAATTAAAAGATTTAAATAATAAAATTGCAAAATTAGAACAAGAAAATTCAGTGTTAAAAACACAAGTGGTTAATCAAGACAAATATAGTTATGGTATTAGATAAGAGGTGATCTTAGTGAAAACTTATAATCTTACATTGAAGGATAAAATATATTTATTTTTTCACGAAGATAGAGTAAAAAGAATGACTTATTTATTTCCAAAAGTAAAGAAACATCAACTTAATTGGTTTAATGAAAAAGGATGTAAGAAACCATTAGAATTTGATAGATATATTTCTAATTATGTGGATTGTTTGATATTTGAATATGATACGAGGAGATGGTAGTAATGATAATTAATTTAAGTGATTATTTTGAAAAATATATAGGAGATATAAGTTGGTATGGAGAAACTAACCACGATTATAAATCAAGAGAAAATATGGACAAAGCAGATAAGGTTTTATATTTTTTAGAATGTGCAAGAGAAGATATTTTAGGTAATTTAAGAGAACATAAAATATATAGAAAAGGTAATGCAACTGCTGAAATGTTGCACAAAAAAGCAAGAAAATTATGTGAAAGATATGATAATGAATATAAAGAAGAAGACTGGAATATAAAAGATGAAGATTAGGAAGTGAATAAGTAATGACTGCAAAAGAGATGTTTGAAAAATTGGGGTATGAATATAGTTATTATGAAGGTTTTATTGAATATGTAAAGGGTGAACCAATTCCAGATAGAATTAATACTATTTATGTGAAATTTACAAAAATCAGTTTTAATAAACTTGAAAAAGAAATGGCTATATATGATTATAACAAAGATGCTTTATGTCTAAATTATATACCTAAAAAAAGTACAAACGGATGTTTTGTATTTACAAATAAAGAATTACAAGCCATAAATAAACAAGTAGAAGAATTAGGATGGTTAACAGATACAATTAAAATAGATCCTATAATAATTAGTGGAGAACAATTTATTGACAATATCAAAAGAATAAATGACGCTTACCCAACTATTAAAAAAAAGGAGAAGAATTGTTTATGATAGAAATAACAATAAGTGATGATTATGCGGTATTAACAACGACTAACTATGGTTTTTATTACGGATATGAATATGATTTCGAAGAAGATAAATATGGAGACACACACGATATCTATGGATTTGAAGTTAATGGAAACGATGAAAAAATATTTAGAATTAGTGCAAATGATATGAAAAAGATAAAAAATTGTCCTGATGAATACGATTGTGAAAAAATGTTATTATTTGGGATAGGATTATTTTTTAACAAATTACCAAGTAATTTAGAAAGGAATGATAAATAGATATGATAAATATTAAAACATTAACTGAAACTTTACATGATAAATACAAAGAAACGTTTTTAGGATTATCAGGCAATGATAAAACAACAACAATTTATTTTGAAAACAACAACATAAAAGAATCAATAACAATATCATTAACTGATAGTATTGAAGATATATTAAAACAAATTAACGATAAAATAGGAGAATAATATGTCAGAAGAAAAAATGATATCACAAATAAAAGATTTAATAGAAGATCGTAAGAGCTTTATAACTGATGATGAGGAAACAAGCAAAGTATTTAAAGAAGATGTGGCTGCATTAGAAATGATACTTGATAAATATAACAAACAAAAAGAATTAATCTATATATGTAATAAAGGTGTTACAAAATAGAAATGATAGAAGTAACTTTAGATGACTATGTTTTAACAAATATAGATTTAGAAACATTATATTTTACGATCCGATTAAAAGATGATAACGAATATATTGTCTATTACAAAAGAATTAAAGAGGGTAAAAAAATTAAAACAATAAATTATATAAAAAAAGATGGAAGGGAGATACCTCTAAGTGATGAAGTAACAAAATTACATTTATCAGAAGTAAGAGTGTATCAAAGAGAAGGCATTTAGGAGGAGATATGAACGTAGGAGATTATGTAAGATTTAAAGATAAACGAGGAAACACTTATATAAGAAAAGTTATAGATGGTTATAAAGCACATTGGTACGGTTGCAAAGTTGATAAAGAAGCGAACAATGTTCCGTATGTATCGGCAAAGAATATAATCAAATCAAGTCCAAACATAATAGATTTAATAGAAGTTGGAGATTATGTTAATGGTCATTATGTATCATCTTTACCATTGTTTAAATGGAATAAACAAGCAGGATATTGTTATACAGGGGATATGTTAACAGATAAAGATATTAAATCAATAGTAACAAAAGAACAATTTGAAAGTATGGAGTACAAGGTAGGTGAGTAAAAATGTTAGGCATAAAAGATATAATAAGAAAACTACAAGAACTTGAGGATAAAGATTATATAGTTCACTTTGAAGCCGATCCTTCTATAGATTGCTTTGAAAATTTGTCAGGAGAAGGCATTGAAAAAGCGAGATATACATATAACATAACTATTACTCAAAAAAATCCATATGTTAGAAAGTATAAAAATATAAATGGAATACGAGAGTATTATAATGAAAAAGATATGAAAGAAGATGTTAAATAGTATGAAAAAAGGAATAAAAGCAAGATTAAAACTACCAAAAGAAAGTTTTGATATCTTATATAAACAGAAAAAATCTGTACAAGAACATTTAGAACATTACTTTTTACACATGGATTATGACATTTATGAAGCTGAATATATGGGACAAGATGTATGTATTATAGATGTAGTACTTATGGAAGATACATATAAAATAGCTGAAGAATTATATAAGTGTTTTAAGCAATATATAAAAGATGTAGTAAATAAACAACCTGAACAAATTGTAAAACTAAAATTTGATAGACTTTAGGAGGTGTCATATGGAATTATGGATTAGAAGTCAAGATAAAAATTGTTTAATACCTATAAATGACACAATAAGTGTTTTTCAAGAAAGTGTTTTTTACAAAGGTATTATATTAGGACAATACAAAACAAAAGAAAGAGCATTAGAAATTATAGATCATATACAATATTTAATTGAACAAACTGGTGAACTTACTGATGATATGGTAAAACATCTTAGAGTAAAATTTGATGATAATGAGTGGTGGAGTATAAATTCAACCAGTAATACAGCAACATATAAAATGCCTGAAGAGTAGAGAGTAGAATAATTATGTTAAAGATAAAAGATTGTGAATATTGTAAAGCATATCCTAAAAACAAAGTTCAAATACACGGAAAGATAATAAAAACTAAGGATTTAAAATTGACTGTTGGTTATAAAAACAGAGAAATACTCCTAAGTGATTATTTACAGTTGTTCATTTTAAAAGGAATAGCTGACAAAAAAGCAGGATTAATGATAGCAACATTAGATGGAGTAAGATATATAGATATAAATTATTGCCCATTCTGTGGTAGATATTTAACAAGCAAAGAGGAGTTGAAAAAAGATAATGGGAATAGTAACAGTAGAAAGTAATCCTGAATTATATAATGCTTTATTTCCTGATAATGAAGAAGAAACTGAATTAGAAAAGAAATATAATGAAGTAGCAGAATTATATTCAAAAGCAGTAAAAAAGAAAATAGAATATCGTAAAGAAATAGAAAGATTAAATAATATTATAAACGATATGGACAAACAAATTGATAATTTATGTAATAATCAAAAAAGAGAAGTTGATAGATTAAATAATATAATAAATCAGTTTGAAAATAGATTAAAAAACAGAATTAAAGCATACGAAGATAGACAAGCATTAGGAAAAGGTTATGAATTAACAAATGTTATGGAAATTCAATTAACAATAGATAGAAAGTATTTAAAAGAATTACAAGAATTAAAGGAGAATAAATAATGAAAGAAAAAATAAAAAGAATAGTAGATCATTATGGAATAGATGTGCAATTAAAATATCTTCAAAGTGAAGTGTTTGAATTGAATGAGGCTGTAATAAGACAAAGATCTAATCCGTTATCATTTATTTCAATGGCATCTTCAAGATTAAGCGGAAAGATGAACACATATACAAAAAATATAGCTGGAGAAATAGCTGATGTAATGGTTATGCTAGAACAAATAAGATTATATTATGATATTCCTACATCAGAAATAAAAAATATAATGGAATACAAAGTAGACAGACAAATTAAAAGAATAGAAAATAATAAGGAGTGATATCATGTTTTGGATAGGATTAATATGTTTCTTTATATTGCTTTATTTACACGATATTTCTACAAAATTAGCTAATATAATAAACATACTAACAAGAAATAAAAAGTAATGGAGGATATATGGAAGGAAATATATTATCATTAAGAGAAATTAGAAACAGAATAACACAATTAACTAACAACATAGAGAACTACTGTGAATTAAAAAAAATAGAATTTGAAAAAACACAACCTAAAGCGGTAATATTCGATAAATTAAAAGTTGATGTATCTCATGTAAGTTATGATCTATTTATAAAGTATGTTATAAAAAATAATAGATATGATGATAAGATTATTCCATTACAAAAAGAATTATTACAATATCAGACATTATTTGTAAAAGAAATAGAAAGAATGAAAAAGTATGATGAAGTACCTCTTATAGAGTTCTTAAAATACGAATCCAGTTTAACATGGAATGAGATAGATAAGTTCTTATGTTATGCAGAAGGAACATCCAAGAAAAAGTGGGATAGATACAAAGATAGCAAAAAAAATTAATTGTCTCTGTTTGTCCCTATTCTAATATGATAGAATGATAGTGTGGAAGACTAGACAAAATCAGTTTTCCATTTTTTAATTCTTTCTCATCTCCTAATTTGTCTTTTGAGATAGAAAAGAATAGAGCCTATAAGGCTCTTTTATTATGAAAGGAAGTGCAGTATGGCTCTTACTAATAATCAAATGAGATTCTGCCAAGAATACATTAAATTAGGTATGAATGGTACTCAGGCATACATGAAGGTTTATCCTAGTTGTAAGAAAGAAGATACAGCTAGAGCTAATGCTAGTAGATTGCTAGCAAAAGATAACGTTCAAGACTATATTGCTACACTACAAAATAAAGTAGAGCAAAAGGCAGTTGTGAAGATAGAAGATATCGTAAACGAATTATCCGCAATAGCATTTGTAGATAGAACTGAAATAGCTCAAAACTTTAGCAATACTATTTTAGAACAAGACGAGGATGGACAAACAAAAGTCTACAAAGAAAATAATGTAATATTTACTGATACAAAAGACTTAAGTGAAAGAACTAAAAAAGTAATAGCTGGATATAAGAAAACACAATCAGGATTTGCTGTTGAAACTTACGATAAAGTAAAAGCTCTAGAGTTGTTAGGAAAATATTTAGGTATGTTTAAAGAAACAGTAGAAATAAATAATCCTGAAGCAACAAAAATATTATCATCAATTAATTCACAATTAAAAAATAGGAAGTAATTATGAATGAAGCATTTCCATTAAGTGATAAGTATTTGGACTTCTTAAGTCATGAATGTAGTGCGGAGTTTCTAGAAGGAACTACATTTGCTGGGAAGACTACAGTAGCTATTCCTAAATTCATGTTTAGAATAGCATCTGATAATAGTAAAAAACCAAGTATTATTGCTGGATTAGATTTAGGAACAATAGAAAAGAATATTATCAATGCAGAAAATGGTTTAATTGATGCATTTGGAGATTATGATGAAGGTGGATTAATTGAATATAATCCTAACGGAGCAGGCAAAATAAGATTGCCACATATTCTATATCATTCTGATAATGGAATAAAAGTTATCTATGTATTAGGATATGATAATAAAGCAAGATGGAAAAAAGCATTAGGTGGTCAATGTTATGGATTATTCATAGATGAATTTAATATAGCTGATATGGAATTCGTACGTGAAGCATTCATGAGAGCTGATTATAGACTATGTACATTGAATCCTGATGATCCAAATAAAGAGTGTTATACACAGTATGTTAATCATGCTAGACCTATAGATAAATATAAAAATGATGGTCCTGTAGAATTATTAAAAATGTTGAATCTAGATCAGATAGAAGATTGGACATGGTGGTATTTCACATTTGAACATAATCTAAGTTTAACAGCTGAAAAGAAACAACAAATAATAAACAGTGTTCCAAGAGGAACAAAGTTGTTTAAGAATAAAATACAAGGGTTAAGAGGAAAAGCTACAGGTTTAGTATTCAATATAACAGATAAAGTTATAATCTCAGAAAAACAAGCCATGTTTGAAGATTGGCAAGAAAAAGAACCTAAGAAGAAAAGAAAGTACCAGGTATTTTCAATAGGATGTGATACATCTTATTCAAGAAGATCACATGATAAACTTACTTTTGAATTCATAGGAATAACAAGTGATAATAAATGTATTCTCCTAGAAGAAGAATCATTTAATAATAAAGATAGAGAAATCCCATTTGCTCCAAGTGATGTAATACCTAAATTGGTAGCATTTGCTGAAAAATGCAAAATTAAGTGGGGATTTGCTTTAAATATATTTATAGATAGTGCAGATGCTGGAACAATAGCAGAAGCACAAAAATATAAAAGGAAAACAGGTTGTATATACAACTTTGTAGGTGCATGGAAGAAAACTCCAAACTTAACTAGAGTTCAATTAGAACAGTCCTGGCTAAGTACAGGAGATTTTTTAATTGTAGATACATGTACAGAATATAGAACTGAATGTGATACATATTCATTTACTGAAGATGGAAAATTAGAAGATGGCAATGATCACAACATACAAGGATGTCAGTATGCATGGCTACCTTATAAGAAAAAAATAGGTAATTGGAGTGTAATTACTCAGTTAATAAAAGATAGCGAGTAGAGGTGTAAAAATGGGAGTGATTAAAAATATGATAAGAAACTGGTTACAAATTGATGAACCTGATAGTTTGAGAGTTGATATAGAACAATTAACAAACTTCGAAGGACAAGCATTTATCAACGATATATGGTATCGTGGAGATGCATCCGAAATATCACAACTATATAAACAGATAGAAAAAGATGATTCAAATAAACACTTTTGGGCTAGTGTTCCTAGTTCTAACTCTAATATGAGGAAAATCCATACAGGATTACCTGCAATGATAGTTGATTCATTAGCAGATATATCCACAGGTGATCTATCTAATATAACAGTAAAAGATAGACAAAAAGAAT